AGAAGCTGCATTAGCGGCTTTACGAGTTATATAAAAATAGGATTAACATGAAAACACCATACAAAGCTGTTGAATTTATTATGGCAAATGCGCCTGTGTATGCGAAAGCAAAATCAGAGCGTATTTACCTTGAGGAATTTCGTAAGACAAAAAAGGCATTGCTGATGAAAGATGCAATGGTTGCAGGCTTTGATTCAGTGGCAAGCCAAGAGCGCGAAGCGTATGCACATCCCGACTACAAAACGGTGCTTGTGGGACTGGCAGCGGCAATTGAAAAAGAAGAAACGCTGCGATGGCATTTGATGGCAGCGCAAATGAAAACGGAAATTTGGCGTACAGAAAGCGCCAATGACCGCATGGAAGGCAAAGCAACTCAATAAAAATAATTTTGCAGTGACAGCAAAAGTAGTGTAAGCTGGCTTATACTTGCATCAAGCCCAAGCAATCCCGCAGGGGTCTATTTAAGGAACAACATGAAAAACATCCATGTGCTAATAACGGAATTTCGTGAAGCGTTGATTCGCGGTTACATACCGCCTTTAGAAATGGGCAGAATCATTCAAGAAATGAATGCAAGCCTTGCTGAGTTTTACCCCGAAATTTTTGAAGGTTTGCCAATTAACCTTGACGATGTAAGCGATGAAGTTTGGGCGGCAACAAAAAACTTTGGCAATGAGGACATGACATGAACCACTATCGAGCTAGGAATACCGACCCGATAACAAGCTGGCAAGCGGCTGACGAAGCAAAAGACCTTGCCAAAGCCCATGCTGCATTAATCCTTAAAACGCTGACAGAGCAAGGCCCGTTAGGTAAGGACGGGATTGCTTTCTTTGCAGTGCTTGACGGAAACCAGATTGCTAGGCGCTTGCCCGAAATGCAACGTGACGGTCTAGTTGGGTTGACAGGTAAGACTGTCAAGTCTTATGCCAAACGTCAAGAAAGGGAATGGTATGCGATTTCTTAAATTTCTAAAGGATTACTACCGCGACTTGACGCCAGCCGAGGTCATTACAAGAGAGCTTGCTCAAGCGCACTTAGACCGCTTGGAGGCTGAAGGCGCAGTAGAGTATGCCCAAGCAGTGCTTGATATGAATATGACCCGTATAGAGCGTTTAAAAAAACGTTTAGGAGAATACAAATGAATTGTTGTAATGCTCACGGAGTGTGCGAACAGGGCAGGGATTGTCCAATACGCAAGCAACGTATCAAAGAAACAAACAAGGCGTACATCAACAAAGGGGCGGAGCCGAGCCATTATGACGATGTTGCCGATACATTCAGAGCACTCATAACCGTGATTGCTGTGACCGCAGCATTTACTTTGCTGGCTTTTTTGATTTGGGGGAAGTGATGACAGGCTATCAATCAAAACGCGCTGCGGCGCAGGACAAGATGGTACGCATGACACACATTGAAGCATTAAAGCTGGCGCTGAAGGTATTGGAAGATTTGCCAGGATTTAGAGCAGATATTGACAATGCCATCACCGCCATCAAAGAAGCCTTGGCACAGCCAGCGCAGTGCACATGGGTAGACCTGCCCCATGAGGACATACTGGATTTGTTTGATGAACACAATGTATACGGCAGCAAATGGTTAGAGTTTGCCCGTGCAGTTTTAGCTAAATCGAAGGAGAAGAACACATGACATTTGTACCAAGAAACGATAATTCAATCCACCGCAAAGACCTTAACCTTACCGAGCCTTGGGAACCACGTTATCGCGCAGAAAACGAAGCCTTGCCGCCCACGTTAAGCATTTGGGACAGACCTGTATATCAATCACCCAAGCAAGAATATGTTAGACCGGGAGCAATGGATTTTATGAAGGTCAAAAGTAAATGAAAATTGAAAAAATAAATGATTACGCTTTGCCATGCATGAATGCAGAACACGCATTGAAAGAAGCGCATTTAGCGATGCTTGACAAACATTATGATGATGCAATTTATGAATGTGAACAAGCAATAACATATATTGCAAGAATGATGGAAGCAATAAAGGAAGCAAACAAAAAATGAGAAAGTCGAGACATGACCTTATTCGCAATATTTTGCTCAAACATGAAGATGGATTAACAAAAACGGAAATATGTAAATATGCAGAGTTAGACCCGCGCAGCATTAGCAAATCATTAGATGCAATGCCTGATGTTTATATAGACAGGTGGGAACGACCAAAAAAACGGGTGCTTACGCCTGTTTACATTGCTGTGCCTGTACCTGAAGATTGCCCACGACCATGACTACATTAAAAGAAAAAAAGCACATGAATGCGGTTGCAGAGTTAGGCTGCATCATTTGCTTACGTCAAGGCAATGAGGGAACACCCGCAGAACTGCACCACCCAAGAAAGGGCGTAGGCATGGGCAAGCGGTCAGGACACATGACAGTAATACCGCTATGCCCAGAGCATCACAGGGGCAATACAGGCGTGCATGGGCTAGGCACAAAGGGTTTTCCCAAGCGTTACGGATTCACAGAGGATGACCTATTACAAGATGTTTTACAACGCCTTGGAATTGAGCCATAATTAAGCCTACCTAGACCTAGGAAATATTTTTATGAAATATAGCGTCGAGAAAACGGGCAATGACCCCGTAATGCAATTTGTAATGTGCTTGCTACATAGCGTCACCAATGGGCATATTCTGCATCTTAGTACGCTGTCCTATTCAGAACATAAAGCGCTGGAAACGTTTTACACTGAGATTGGCGACCATGTAGATGATTTTGTGGAAGCATTCCAAGGTAAGTATGGTTTGCTAACCAATTACTTAGCTGACTATCAACTACCCGACAAACCCGTAGAGTATTTAATCTATTTAAAGGATGAAGTGGCAACATTGCGGATAACTGAAGGATTTCCCCAAGATAGCGAATTGCAAAACATCACTGATGAGATTGCTCAATTGATTGATAGCACTTTGTATAAGCTGCGTTTCCTTAAATAGTTAAATTACCGTAAAATTCTGCAAAAATATATTGGCACGAAAAAAAAATTTTTACTTTTTTATGGCGGCTAAAAAAATAAGCACTTGCCTTAAAAAATATTTTGTTTCTGGAAAAAGTTAGAGAAAAATAAGGCTTAATTTTTTTTTTCAAAGCTGAACCGTATACCTATAGGGAAAAAATTAGCCCCCTGTACATCCATACAGTGCTGGGTTTTCATACAGGCTTTTTGACCAAAATGGTGGCAATTTTGCAGATTGTCACTGTACAGGCATACAGTAAAAATCGGCATTTTTGGGCAAGCCCCAAGCCCCAAGCAAAGCCCCAAGCCATAGGCAAGCCCCAAGGGCAAAGCCCCAAGCCCTAAAAAGTACAGGCAAGCCCTACAGGCAAAGCCCCAAAAAAGCCCCAAGCCACTATGCGCCCATATAGGTTCAGCATCAAACCCAAGCCAATAGCGCACGCATACAGGCAAGCCCCTATAGGCACGCATACAGGCGCACCATAGGCAAAGCCCTATAGGCGCACGGGCAAGCCCTTGCCATAGGCGCACGCAAAGCCCCAAGCCCCATAGCGCACGCATAGGCAAACCCTAGGCGCACGCAAAGCCCCGGCAAACCATAGGCGCACAATGGCAAAGCCAAAGCTCAAGCAAAGCTTTGGTTAAGCCACGGAAAACCTATAGGCGCAAAAAAGCCCCGATATGGGGCTAATGTTCTTTTTTGCTTATGTCATATTCCAAAAGTACAAAATAAAGGGAAAACCAATAGTGAAAGCCACTATTGCAGCATGGAATAATTTAATAAAAAAGGTTTTCATATTAATGAATGGCAATGGCAATTGTGATCCCTTTAAGGGCTTGCATACCGCACGCATGGCCTTTGCCGGTACAGGATCCACACGTTCCGGGGCAAGGGAAAATTTTTGTAGCGGGAAAAGCTTGGCGCAATGCTTGATTAATTGCCGGCGTGCCATGTTCGCTAGAATGGATTTTGCGCCCTATTGGCACTGCAATAAATTCACCTCTAGTAATAGGCAAAGCCTTAACGTATTTCACCATTGCAGGGTTTGCGTTATGTCCGCTAGAAATATTCAATTGGTAATTTTTGGGCCATATTCCAGCGTTAACGGTATCGTATGCCAAAAGAATTGCAAAGCTTTTCGAATACCCGTAGGCCTGCACCATAGGCGTATTTTTTAATAGTGACATCCAAAATATGACATCACCTATATGAGAAAAATCACCGTCAACGTATAGGCGAAAATCAAAACCTAAGGGCTTTTTGCTGATTAGAGTATTCCATTCAAGGGTAATCGAATCAGGGGCAAA